GGATTGAGCAGAGGCGCACCGTCGGCGCCGGTCACCGGCACGTCGCGCATCTGCGGTTTCCAGCGCACCCGGCAGACACCACGCCCCGGCAGCAGCATGTCCTTGATCGACGCCTTGATCGCCTCGTGGCTGTGCTCGTCGTCGACGATGATCTCCAGGGCTTTCTCGATGACGGCGGCGGCGGTGTCGATGTCGGCCGGGTCGGGAGCGAGGTTGGCCAGCCCGCCCATCGGCCCCGACTGGGCGGCGAGCTGCGGCCCGAGCGGCGCATTCTGCAAAGGGCCGCCGACGCCGGGCAGCGGTGGTGGCATCGGCGGCAAGGCCTGCAGCGGCGGAGACGGGGGGCCGAGAGGCGCCACCGCAGGAGGGGGCATGCCGGGCGGCATGGAGGGACCGCCCGGCATGGCGTCTGCCGGCATGACGCCGGGAGGAGCTGGCGGCATTGGCGGCATTGGCGGCGGTGGCGGCTTGAGGTTGGTGAAGCGCGAGCGCACCACCGGCTCCGGCGGCTTCATGTAGATCGCCGGCAGCATCACCTCGGTGTTGGCGTAAAGGATGTTGTAGTAAACGCCCTGGTTCCAGGCGATGCGGCCGGCGCGCGTCGAGGTCGTCTCATTGCGGTAAAGCTGGACGATCTCGACACCGCGCTTGCGCCAATTCTGTTCGGCCCGCTCGGCGTCCTGGATGCACTGCTGCCAATATTGGATTTCCGGCGCCGGCCCCGGCGCCAACTGACCGGCCGGCACTTGGCTGGGGCGACCGATGACGGCCGGCGCAACGGCGGCCACCTCGGGCCGCTGCGCGCCGCTCGGATAGGAGGTGGAAGCGCCTTCCGGCATCAGCGCCCCCGTGCCTCGATGTCAGCGAATTTGAAGGCGTTCGACACCCGCCACGGGTTCTTGTCGCGGACCTGCTCGGGACGCTGCAGGTAAGGCCGCGACAGGCACGCATAGCGGGCGGCGTCGGGGGCGTGGTCCTCCATGTCGGTGTCGACGTCCTCGGCGTTGTGGGCGTCGTGCTGCAGCATCGGCAAGGTGCGGATCAGGTCGCGGCAGCTGTCGGCGATGAACAGCATCGGCTGGCCGTCCTTGTTACCCTTCAGCCGTGCCCGCAGCTGGTCCCAGCCGCCCATCTTCTTGTCGCGGCTGCGGCGGGTATTGTCGGCACGCCGGAACGAGGCGCCGTGCCTGACCAAAGTCTCGCCGATCGACGGCCCCGAGATGACGGCGAAGGCGGCCGGGTCGAGCACGCCATAGGCGACGAATTCACGGTGGCCGGTGTCGTCGGTTTCACGTGAGACGATGCCCTTGGCGACCTCCTCGGCGGTCAGCTTGAGGCCCTCGTTGGCGCTGCCTGCCCGCGCCCCGTACCATTCGCGGTAATTGAGAATAGCGCCGCGCGGCAACAGGGCGCCGTCGTGCTCGGTGTCGTCCTGCACCACCGCCCACCAGCCGACGCAGAACGGCGCCGCCGAGCCCCAGTCCATGGCGCGGAACTTGATCCACTGGTTGGGCACCGGGAACGGGCTGACGACGTGGCGGGCGCGGTTGAATTCGGGGAAGAAGGCGCCCTCGATGACATCCCAGTCGCCCTCCAGCCACGCCCTGACCAGCTCCGGCGAGCCGACCGCCTTCAAGCGGTTGATGTAGCCAGGGTCGGCCGCCAGAAGCGCCGGGTTGTCCTCGATGCGGCTGGGGATGAACACCCTGGTCAGCCCGGTGGCGGCGTCGGTGGTCAGCTGGAAGGGGCCGAGGTCGATGAATTCGGATTTCACGGCGTGGTGCGACGGGCCGCCGGGATTGCAAGTACACTTCATCTGGCAACGAATGCCGTGAGCGCTACGCAAAGTCGCCAGCAGCTTCTTCATCGGCGTCAGTGACGTGAACTGCGTCAATTCTTCAATATAGCAGCGGGTTAAACTCCAGCCTTGGTAGTGTTCGGCGTCTTTTTCATTTTCGAGGTAGGCCATGTAGAGCTTGGAGCCGGTCTTGAACTCAAAGCGGTTCTTGTGCTCGTTATACTTGGCGGCGTCGCCGTACATGGCGCCGCCGATGTCGATGGTGTCCTTCAAATCCTCGCGGGTCTTGCGCACCATGAGGCCGCGCGCGTGCTCGCCATAGGCTTCCGAGTGCAGCCAGAAATCGCCGAGCGAACCATAGGTCTTGCCGCCGCCCCGGCTGCCGCCGAACACGGTGATGTCGGCCGGCGAGGTGAGATAGGCCTGCTGTCGAGGCTGGGGGACGAAGGTGAGGCGGATGGGGCCGCTGAGCATGGCGGCCCGTGTGCTTAGGTGTTTCGATTTGGGGCCGTCAAGCCGGTTCGTTAGCCGGCGTCAGAGAACGACAGCCGGCTACGCTCGGCGACTGTCCTGCTGGCGCCAGAAGGCGAAGCGCGCCTGCTTCTGGGCGCTCAGCAGATCGTCGGCGCGGTCGGCCTGCTGCTTGTGCCACTTGCCGCCGGTGCGCGACGGCGGGAACAGCGCATAACCCCGGCTCTCATCGAAGCGGACCAGGGCGATGATACCGACGCGGTCGAGCATGGCGAGCAGCTCGGGGTCGTCGTCGACGGCGGTCGGCCGCGCCGGGTCGACCCAGATTTGCATGACGTCGTACTGCAGCACCTCGCCGGTGTCGGGGTTGGTCATGCGGATGATGTCGGGCACCTCGTCGATGACGTAGCCAACGCGGTCGGGGCGCCTGAGCTGCAGCTCGGCGCCGTCCTCGGTGCCCTTCAGCCACAGGCAGCTCCACTCGCGGCACGACCATGGCCGGCTGGCGTAGATCGAGCAGCCCTTGCCGGAACGCACGTGCTGGCAGCGCTTGCCGGCCGGCTTGCCCAGCTCCTCGACCGGGATCACCTTGCAGCACAGCGTGCAGCCGCCGCAGACGCGGGTCATCAGGATTGCCCGCCGCTCACCAGTGCGATAACGCGGCTGGCGATGGCCAATGGCACCCAGCGGCGGATGGCGAGAAAGGCCAGATCGGGGCGATCGGCCGAGACGCGCAGCTCCAGCTCGGCCGGCAGCTGGCCGCGCACTGGCAGGATGTCGTGCTCGGGCAGCAGCTCGTCGATGGGGATGGCGAGGGCCTCGGCCAGCTTGTGCAGTGTTTCACGGGCAGGGTACGAGCGACCCCGGATGTAGGTCGAGATGTTGTTGCGCGGCAGGCCGGCGGCGCGGGCCAGATCGGATTGGCGCCAGCCCTTGGCGACCATCAGGCGGTAGAGGTGCGTGCCGAACTCGTCCTTGGTCATGATTGTCTCTCCGGGTCGTCCGCCCTGAGCTTTTGTATGTCGACAGTTTGTCGTTGAGTAGTCGGGAAAAGGTTGAAACTGACCATCGATAGGCTGTGACATACACAGCCAATTGGCTCACGATCGGCCTCCCTCGCTGGTCGACTGGGCAATGGCCAGGAAGCGCACGCGGTCGGCCTCGGCCTTGGAGGTGACGCGCCAGACGGTGCCGCGATGTGGGCGCCGCTTGAAGATCGTCGCCCAATTGTCGTCGCTGAAATAGACCGTGTGGTCGATGGTCTCGACGGTCTCGCGGCTCACAGCTCGCCTCGCAGTGCCAACAGCTTGTTCTCCAGCGTACGGCCGATCTTGCCGAGGTGCGAGGCGATCGAGCGCACGCCGTTGCCCTCGCTGTCGTGGCCCTCGGCGATCATGCGCGCCGCCAGCTCCTCCATGTCGTAGGCGAGCCGGATCAGCCGCTCCGAGGTGCGCAGGGTGACCGACTTCCTCATGCCGACACCCGATCGATGACGCGCTTGACCTTCATCGCCGACCAGCCGCCGCCGACCACGGCAAGGTTCAGTTCATCGGCGATTGCCCTGAGGCTCATGCCGCGCTCACGCATCGGCCGGATCAGCCCGGCGAAGCGCTCGGCGGTGGCATCAGCGCTCGCCGCGCGCTTGGCATTGGCGGCGGCGATGGCGCCATGGCGATCACCGCCGAGCTTGACGCCCCTGGCCTTGGCCGCCTGCAGTGCCGCCTTGGTCCTGGTCGAGATGAAATCGCGCTCCTGCTCGGCGAGCGCGGCGTAGATGTGCAGCTGGAACTTGTCGGCGTGCGGCATCGAGGCGACGCGCAGCTGCAGCGCCTTGTCGTCCATCAGCGCGGCCAGCGTCGACACCTTGCGGCTCAGCCGATCGAGCTTGGCAACGAGCAGCTCGGCGCCGTGCTTCTTGGCGCACTTGATCGCCAGCTGCAGCTCAGGCCTGCCGTCATCGGCGCCAGAGCCGACATCCTGGAAGGCGCCCAGCACCTGCCACGGCACGTCGGAATAGTTGTTCAGGAAAATCTCGATGTCGCGCTTCTGGGCGTCGAGGCCGAGCCCCGACTTGCCCTGCTCGTCGGTCGAGACGCGGATGTAGGTGACGTACTTGCGCATCAGATCGCCTCCACGTCGACCGACACCAGCCAGACGACGACGCCGGCCCTGTTGGTCTCCCTGCGGTTGAGGAACCGCCGCAGGCCCTTGG